ATACGAATACAAAAACGAAATGTTACTCAAAACGGTTTTTTGTATAGAAGTGAAACGCCCCCGAGCCCCATCCAACTCTTTACCAAGAACGGCCAGAACCAGCCAGAACCAGCGGCGATCAGGCACGACCGGCCGAGACTGGAAACGATTAGCCCAGACGGAGTCGGATCGTGGGCGGCAATTGTGGGGGACATAGCCCAGGAGCTTCTCGGCTTAACGATGCTGCCGTGGCAGATGCACGTGTTGGATCAGATGCTTACTTTCAACGCCGATCAGGATCTTGTGCATCGGTCGAGCCTTGTGTCTGTGGCCAGACAGAACGGCAAAACCACAGTCATCCAAGCGCTCATCCTTTTCTGGCTAATTGAAATGCCGAAGATCCGTGGCCAGCGACAAACAGTCGTCTCGCTTTCGCACCGTCTCGATCTTGCATGCATGCTCTTTGAGGAGATCGCACCAATTTTAGAAAAGCGATGCGGCGCCAAAGTCATTATGTCCTACGGCCGCTATCAGGCAACAATGCCAGACGGCTCTAAATGGTATGTCAAAGCCGCGCGGCCTTCCGTTGGCCACGGCATGACAATCGACTTGGCAATCATTGACGAATTGTTTGACGTCTCCGACGAAGTAGAAGCAGGACTCTTGCCGGCTCAACGCGCTAGGCGCTCACCATTAACGGCCATGTTCAGCACGGCCGGCACGGAAGCTTCCAAGTTGTTTATCCGTCACCGCGAGAATGCGCTTCGGCTCATTGATCTTAAGAAGCCTTCGTCGTTCTACTTTGCCGAATGGTCGCCCGATCCGTCGTTGGATCCTTTGCATGAAGCATCGTGGTATTGGGGCAACCCAGCAATCGGACACTTCCTTACGATCGAGACTTTGCGCCAAGAATCCGAAGGCCCCGATCGAGCACTCTTCTTGCGCGGCTCTCTAAACATGTGGGTAGCAACCGCGAACTCTTGGATCCCACACGGCCTATGGCCCGAGTTGCTTTACGAAGGAGAAGTCCCTGCCGGCGGAGTCGTCGCCGTAGAAGCCTCCATGGATGACACCAGATACTTCGCAACCCGATCCGTCTCCCTACCCGATGGCCGCGTTGTGAACTCCGTGGCGTTCACCGCCGAAACACAAAAAGAGCTTCTAGAGCATCTGGCCGTCATTGCCAAAGATCCCGCCGTCAAGTTCGCGTTCTCACCGACGATTGACGTGCTCGTCCAATCCGCGACATTTGATCGGCGTCGAATAGTCGTCGGCTACGGCGAAATCTTAAAATACACGCCAGTCGTGAAAAACATGATTCACGAAATGCGTATTGTCCACACGGGAGAGACCATGCTTGCCGAGCACGTCACTAGGGCTTGTCTCGTACGAACTCAAGGTTCCATTGCCGTCTCCTCCCAGAAGTCACCCGGCCCGATCGAGTTATGCCGCACCCTAATCTGGTCGGCAACATTGGCCTCACAAAACCGCGTTACCCAAAAGCCTTCACTAGTCATCGTCCCGAACTAACATCCTCTCGGCAGCCGTTCGTGAGCCCTACCTTTCGTCGGGATCGGAAACGCCTCCGAGCGGTTGCCACCATAAACGCGCCAAGTGTGTCATGCTCTAGGGATGGGATTATTTGATCGCAAAGTAAGCAAGGCTGCTATCTCGCCGCCGCCGGCAAAAGCCGCAGCCGCAGGCGCGTTCAGTCCGGGCTACTCCAGCCAAAATACTGGCGTCAATATGATCGGCCAGTATTACACCTACCAAGAAGGCGAAGCGCGTAACCGCGCCGTACAGGTAGCCGCGATAAATAGGAGCCGCGATCTTATGGCATCCGTTATCGGCTGCATGCCGCTCAAGATGTATTCCGAAATGTGGAACGGCGATGAGATGGAAAAGGTTTACCTTGCTCCTCGATCATGGCTACGCCGACCAGATCCCGAAGTGCCTTACAACTTTCTTATGTCGTGGACGTTTGACGACTTGTTCTTCTTCGGTCGCGCATTCTGGTACATAACATCACGCACCGCCGACGGCTACCCAGCATCGTTCACACGTCTTCCAGCCGGCTCAATCACCACGACCGACATGGCCGGGCCCGTCTGGTTTGCGCCGTCAAAGCAAGTTTATTTTCAAGGCGGCGAGATCGATCCGACAAACTTGGTGCAAATACTTAGCCCAACGCAAGGACTAATTTATTCTGGAACGCAAGTAGTCGAGACAGCATTAAAGATCAACGACGCACGCACACGCAACGCATCCTCAAGCATTCCAGCCGGCGTACTCAAACAGACTGGCGGCGAACCGCTAAGCGCTCAAGAGTTGGCCGATCTTGCCGCTTCGTTTAACGCTGCACGCGCAACTAATCAAACGGCCGCGCTTAATGAGTTCTTGTCGTACGAACCGACAACAATGAGTCCAGACAAAATGCTTCTCATTGAATCAGCAAACTACAGCGCCCTTGAAGCCGCTCGTCTTTGCAATGTCCCACCGTATCTCGTAGGCGTATCAACCGGATCATATTCCTACCAATCATCCCAGCAAGCACGCGCCGACCTATACATCTTCGGACTAAAAATGTACGCCGAAGCAATTGCGGCCGCGCTCTCCATGGACTCCGTTCTCCCACGCGGAACCTACGTCGAGTTTGACGCAGAGTCTTATTTGGAAGAGAACTACATGGCTGACAAAGCCGACGAACCAACCATCCAAGAAAACACTCAAGAAGGATTAGCAAACCGATGATCAAACTAATTGCAGGAGACTTCACGCTTGACGCCGCCGCAGGCGACGCACCACGCCGAACCATCTCAGGAATCGCAGCACCATACAACGTGGACGCCACCGTCTCCGACGGAACCACCGTCCGCATCCTCCCGGGCGCCCTCCCAACCGAAGGCAAAGCCCCACGACTCTTTATGTACCACGACGCCAGCCAACCCGTCGGCGTTGTCACCGAGCGAGTAGACACCCCAGAAGGCATGCTCTTTACCGCCAAAATCAGCGCCACTTCTCTCGGAAATGATGCGCTCATTATGGCCAGCGATGGCACCATTGACCAAGTCTCGGTCGGTATCAACCCCACCAAGTTCTCTTATTCGGACGACGGAACAATGATTATCGAAGAAGCTTCTTGGACAGAATTGTCACTAGTCCCTATCGGCGCATTCGGAGACGCAGCGCAGATCACAAAAGTCGCGGCCAGTATCCACCAGCCCGAAGAAGAAATAAGTAATAATGAAGAACAAGAACCTCAACAGGAGAACCCAATGTCTGAATCAGTAGAAACACCAGTAGTCGAAGCAACCATTCCAACCGCAGCAATTCCAGCGCAGCCAAAGCGCGAGTTTAAGTTGCCAAGCGCAGGCGACTTCATGGCCGCTTATCACATCGGCGGAGACACGTTCAAGAACATGAACAAAGCAGTCGCCGAGTACAGCGCATCACAGCGCACAGCACTACAAGCGGCAGCAGGCGACGTGCTTACCACCGACACCCCGGGCCTCTTGCCAGTACCCGTGTTGCTTCCATTGGTGCAGGATCTAAACTTCGTGAGGCCTACCGTGGAAGCACTCGGCGCTCGCGCATATCCAGACGGCGGAGCATCAAAAACTTTTATTCGTCCAACGATCACCACGCACACAAGCGTCGCGACACAGTCAAGCGAACTCACCGCAGCATCGGCTACAACAATGGTCATTGCCTCCAATTCGGTCAGCAAGACTACCCTCGCCGGGCAAGTGACCCTCTCAATTCAGGACATTGACTTTACGTCAGGTCCAGCGATGCAACTAATCCTCAATGACTTGATGGGTGAGTACATGATCGCTTCCGACAACTTGGCAGCAGACAATTTGCTTGCAGCAGCAAACTCGTCGGGCGTCTGGGACGGAACTCCAGAAGACTTGTTGAAGTCCGTTTACGACGCAGCAAACGACGTGTCAGCAAACCGTAACTGGATGCCGACACACATGTTCGTCTCTGTTGACGTGTGGGCTCAACTCGGTCAACTTGTTGATTCCAGCAAGCGTCCGCTGTTCCCATTCATCGGAGCAGGCCTCACCGGTCAGAACGCACTTGGAGCATCAAGCGCCGGATCTTGGAACGGAACCCCAATGGGCTTGCAACTTGTAGTTGACAGCAACTTCGCTGCAAAGACCATGATCATCACCCGAGTCGGCCAAGGCCAAGGCGACGCATTTGAGTTCTACGAATCCATTCGTGGCTTGATGAGCGTTGAAGTGCCGTCAACTTTGGGACGCACAATGTCCTTCCACGGTTACGTCTCAACCTTCGCCGCAATTGGTGGAATGATCCGCAAGATCACTCAGGCCTAGTCGAGAGCGGAGCATCCGCTCATGGCTGTTTACAGCGTCACCAACAAATACCTCATAGACGATTTCGCCGTCCTTCAACTTCTTACCCCGACGGAGTTGGAGGTCGGCCAGTCGATCACGGTTGCAGGCGTAGACGCCACGTTTAACGGCACCTACACAATCCGCGCCCTTCCGCAATATCTTTACGAAGGCGTAGATTCCGAAGGCGACTTGCTCTACGACGTCAACGTACCAATCGCCAACCAAGTCCTATACGCAAAGACGGCCGCCGATGTAGATCGCATCGCCGCGTCTGGAACTTTGACGTCAACTCCGACTTGCACATGGATCACGGCCACGGACATCGAGGACTGGTTAGGGATCGGAACCGCTACAGCAGCCGACGCCGCGTTCCTCACCATTTGCGCGGCCAGCACAAACCAATTCTGTTGGCGCCGAAGAATGGAAGCCGGCTATGTCGACTCCCTCACGACCGTCCCATCGCAAGACGTCAAACTTGGAACGATTATGTACGGCGGAGCGCTCTACCGTCAGCGCGGATCCATGGATTCATTTGCATCTTTCCAATCAATCGGAACCGCTCCCGTCATGGGCCTCAACGGAATGATCCGCCAATTGTTAGGCATTGACCGACCGCAGGTTGCCTAGTGCCAGTCCCGACCTACACCGATCTATTTAACGAGGGCTACGACGACCTAGTCGCCAAACTCCAGACCGTTGTCGGGCTTCAAGTTGTAAACGATCCACGCAACATCGTTCCGCCGTGCGTGTTTGTAAACATTGACTCCATAGACGGCTTCAACTACAACATCGCCAAACTGACCTTTACACTCCAGATCGTGACCCTCGGCCCTGGCAACCTAGACGCCCAGAAGTCGTTGCTAAATATGCTGGCTCAGGTATACGCGCTCAACATCGGCATCATCTCAGGCCGCCCCACAAACGTCGACATCGGCGGATCCATGCTGCCGGCATACGAACTCACCGTCGCGACCCAAGTCCAAACGGCGTAATCCACACCTAGCGCCCGAAACTATGTCAAACTAAAACCACTACTCAAGGAGCAATCATGGCAACCTCAACAATCCTCTCAAACCCAAAAGTCCAAATCGGCGCTGCAATCGGATCGCTTGTGGACATCAGCGACCAATGCACCGCAGCGGTGTTTACGGTTGTCTCGGAGCCGTTAGAGGACACCGCTTTTGGATCCACATCACGCACCTACACATCGGGCCTGTATTCCAACTCCTTAACTTTGACGATGTACATGTCTTACGCAGCAAACGAAACCTACGCCACACTTTCTACACTTGTCGGAACAAAAGTCGTTGTCAAAGTAAACCCAACCGCAGCCGTTGACGGCTCAACGAATCCTGGCTTTATTTTAACCGACGGATTCATCTCTGAATTACCTGTGATTAACGCGGCCCTTGGTGAGTTACAAGTGGTTGATATCGAGATACAGGGCGGCGTTTACAGCGCAGACGTAACAAACCCATAATCACGGCCGTCCTAGGCCCGACACAAGGAGAACCATGAAGATCAAACTTAATGTCACGCGCGGAGAAGTAACCGAGCAACTATCTACAAACCTCTTCGTCATTGCCGAATGGGAACGCTTAGAGAATCGCCGAGTGTCTGACGGACGCGGCATCGGTGCATCAGATCTAGCGTGTTGGGTACACACGTTGCTTACCATCAAAGGCGAGAAGCTTCCAGCAACTTGGCGCGAATGGCTCAAACAAAACCCAGACGTCGAGATCGCAGCGGAGGACGCAACCGATCCAAACCCTACGGACGCGGCTACCGCCGGCAACTAGCCGAACTGGTAGTCGCAACGGGATGGGCTCCGACGTTCTATGCGGATTCGTTTGACTCACGCGACCTACAAACAATCATTAGAGTCCTTAATGACCAA